TCTATTGCTTCTACCCCACTTGGATCTGTGGTGTAATGATATGGATGATTAACCTGATCAACCTTAATAATAAATTTTTCTTTATCGTTCATCGTTTTGATTTCCTTAATCCAAATTTAGCAAGGTATACATATATTGTTTCCACGCTTACTCCACATTCTTTTGCTATCTCTTCTGGACTCTTTTTATCCATGTGATATCGCTTCTTAAGCCATACTTCATTTGTATATAGTTTACCAGCCATAGTCATTCCTTGTCAAATTTCACAGCTTTTTCCCAGTTATTAATAGCCCAATGCCCAATACCAGCAGCATCAGCCACGTCATAATCATCTATTTTTTTGTCGTATGCTATTTCTAATAATTTAATTGTTCTTTTTTTTCTAAAATCACGCTCATATGACTTATACCAAGACAATGATTTACCAGGATTAATAGATCTTATTTGTAGTTGCTCCTCCTTAGATAATTTCTTATTTCCTAGATAGTTTTGCCATGTTATTGGGGATACTCTGCCTATTTCTTTTATACCAGCCAAACCAGCACCACCTATGATTGCTCCCTGCACCATAGCAAGATCTGCTGCAGTTTTTGGAGAATTCATAAAAACAGTATGCTCAATAACAATAGAGTTAATCATATTATAATGACCGAATAACGCATTTGTTTTAGCAGTAGCATCTTGTACTTTTTCATAAATATTACTACCTTCAAAGTTTATTTTGCCGTACCCAGTTAAATTTTTATAGGTATAAAATGCAAAAGCAATACTATTAGTGCTAGCATCAATAGCACAAATATGACTTGGCTGATTAATCTTGCTCATAATCAAAATATCCTTTAATTTCTTTTAACATTTTATCTACCGCTTTTTTACTAATATTACAGTTTGAGCAAAATCCAGAGTCATTGTATATTGAAAGTTGTAGACCACAACCGCCTAAACATTTTCTGGATTTGCCTATTCTTTTTTGACGACGAGTTAATTGATATCTTTCCGCTATCTTTTCTTTAGTTGAAATATCTCTACACTCTTCACTGCAGTAAATTTGATAACTTACTTTAGGTTTAAACTTAGTGTCGCATTTTTCACACGATTTCACTCAGCCCCTCCAAAGATTTTATTTTTACTGTTCCTGGATCAGCTTTGTCACAAGCTGCTTTCACTGGACACTCTTTACATACCTTTGCATTAGATCTATAATTTTTTTGAGGAAGCTGTTTATCCTTCCAAGATTTATAAACTTCACGCATCCAATCAAAAGTATTATTAATCCAAGTAATATATGTTTCATTAACTTCTATTGGAAAAACTAATAAATCGTGATTATTTTTATTTTCATAAATAAGTGCACCCTTTTGTTTACCCAATACTCTCATATAAATAATTAATTGCATCAAATGATATTTTGCTGGTTCATTTTTAAGTTTATGGCGTTCAAAAGATTCTTCTTTCATAGTCTTTATTTCACCAACAACTTCTTCATCTCCGATAAGAAGCATAGCGTCTCCCCAACCAAAAATTGGCGGATCATTATTTTCTATTTTAAACTCTGTTGTATCTTTTTCCTCTTTATATTTTTCAAAATGTTTTTCATCTAAAAATCTTTTTGCTACTCCAGAATCTAGCATTGCTTGCTGTATTCTATCATGAGACATAGTTCCAGCAGTCATATTAGCAACATCATATGGATCGTTATAACTTTCAAAAGTATTTCCCTCAAATGCTAAATACCAATATCTTGGACATTCTCCATGTCCATATACAAGTCCTGATGGAGCAAAGGTTTTCTTTTTAGTAAATTTAGGTTTTTGATTTGCTATATATCCACTATTTATTTTTTCTATTAGGGCAGAAGAATCTAGTATATGATTTTGAGAATCACTTTTTTTCATCATTTGTTTTATCAAATTTTTAGTCATTATAATCCTTTTTATATATTATACCAGTTAGCGAATTATGTACTTTAAGGCAGAAACTAAACTATTGATTGCTTCTGCTGCAGTATAGTAAATATTTTTTTTGCTTCTATCTGACTTGTCAACATTGGTTAGCCATGTTGCCCTAAATGACATTTTTGCTGCAATAGCCTGTAGTCTAACTATCTCTACAGTAGCTACATTAAGTGGTATATCTGGCTTAATTATAATCTTAGCAATAAATGTCAAAGCTGACGTCAATTCTTCATCTTGCATATAGTCAGCAATTTCTGATAAACCATTTACCATTTCAAGTGTTGTTTGTTGTGATTGTATCTGTTCCACTATTTTGTACCTCCCAAGTTAATTGATCTAATAAATCAAATTCTATAATAGCAAGTCTTGTTTTTTTATTACCTTCTCCCAATATAACAACTATCGCTGGAGATTTATCAGTACCCCCCTTAATTGCATCAGTCACTGCCTTGGCCCATATATCTTTATTTAAGGTAAAAGATTTTGAAGATTCTTTAAAATCAATAACAAAATTTCTCCAAGTCGCATCACCTTTTTGGGTATTACGGCCAGAGTTTTTATGTTGCCTAGCCCCTATTTTTTTACTTTCTGTTTTTTCGCTCATAATCTTTCCTTGTCATTTTTATTTGTGATTTTGATAAATGTTTATTACTACACATCCATGTTAACTCTAAAGACTCTTTCCATAATCTTAAAGATAAAACTTCTTCTTTACATGTATGACATGGAAATTTTCCATTGTACGTAGAGAATTTAGAATCAGCCATTTGATATTCTGGTCTTTAAAAGTTCTTGCAAGTCCAAATCCTCTCTTACTCTATTAATTAGTCCATCTCTTCCTTGTACCTTTGTACCATCTTCTAATTGATACCAAGCACCAGTTCTATTTATATGCCCAGATAATTCAGCGGTATCAACAAGATCGCCAATAGTATCAACGCCAAGATGATCACCTCTAAAATAAAAATCATACTCACCACTTTGGAAGGCAGGCGAAGTTTTAGAGAATTGTAATTCCCAACGAACTTTGCGACCAATTTTTTCTTCAATAAGTTTATCTCCAACATGAATTTTTCCTTTTATTGCTTGGTTGTCTGATTCAGAAGAGAATAATTTAATTACAGTAGAAGAATAAAACTTAGTTGCCTGTCCACCAGTTGGTTGCTGGCTTGTATACATAGCACTAATATTATTTCTAGACTGAGAGATTAACACAAACAGCGTTGGCTTTACTTTATTATTTGCATAATTAATCATCTTCCATGCATTACTAAAGTCACGAGATTCTGCACCAATTTGTTTAGTATTTTCTAACTGCTTTAATTCTTCTGAATCTTTTTCAAAATAAATAGCAGGAAGCAGAGACGTAATTGAGTCTACAACAATAAGATCAACGCCAGCCTCCATAAGGTTAATTCCTACATCAACCATTTCATTAATTGTTCTTGCCTGTGAAACAATTAGCTTTGATGTATCTACACCAAGTTTTTGTGCCCAGTCTTTATCATATGACATTTCTGCATCTATCCACGCACAAATTTTACCTTCTTGTTGAGCAAGTGCAATCATTTGTAAACATAGAGAAGACTTAGCACTTGATTTACTGCCCCAAACAAGCACTTGTCTACCGTATGGCAAACCACCATTTAAAGCACGATTAAGTCCAAAGCTAGGTGTAGCTGCATATTCGGTTTTAGGAACTGCATCTCCAAATAAAACATTTTTTCTTAGTTTTGGATTAAGTTGTGCCAATACATCTTCAACTGTAAGAGTCATTAGAATCTTACCCCATGCTTCTTTGGTCTATGTATATTGCGACCCATCTTTTCTTTAATAGCATAATCAAGAGATTTCTTAACATATCCTGCTTCTGCAATACCAGCATACAAGTCAAGGGTACGAATAATAATATCTGCAAATTCATCTGATATCTGATCTGGCTCCATATCTTTACGAAGTGCTTCCATAGCCTCTGAAACCTCAGAGACAATCATCATCATTTGTTTTGCAATAAATATAGGATCTACTGTTCTATCCCAAAATCCTTTTTCTACTGCTGTTTTATGTATTTCTTCTGCTAAATCATCAAACATTTACTACATCCTCCATTATTACTGTGCCATCTTTTGTTTTTTTAAACTCAAACTTATAGACATTTCCTGATTCAATTTTCATATATGCTTTTGGAAATGCAGTAGGAAATACTGTAACTGCATGTAATTCTCTACCCGCATCTGCAAGAGTCAATGATGCCATCTTCTTTCCAGCCTTTGTTACTCTAGGCTTAAAGGAAACAACAAACATTTCATCATCTTTATATGGAAGCATTTTATAATTTAAAAATTTAATTAATGGATCTTTAGATTCTTTTATTTCATCCACAGGAACTGCAGAAACAACCCTATTGTCATTTGCAAGGATAATATAAGTACGACCGCCCTCAATGCTGGTATTTTCATCATCAAATATACCAACAGACCCAGTTTTGTCAAGAACTTCAACTCGTGACCATCCTTTTGACCTCTTAATTGATTTTACCATACCCATCAATATAAATGCCCCCTTTTCTTCATATTCCTCAATATCATTTATGTATGCATAATAATGTTGTGGAATAGAAACATTAAACTCAGGCAGATTTAAATATTCATAAAGATTTTCTTTTACCTTTGCTGGATCAGCAGGGTTATCAGGGAATGTTAAAGCACCTATAGCATTCATTGCTTGCAGTGCACGACTATTTACACCATTTCCCTTAGTAAAGGTGAACTCTTCAACTTCTGCAAAAGAGTTAAAAGGTCGTGCCGATATATATCGTTCTGCAATCTTATCAGAGATAAATTTGATAGCCGAGAGTCCAAACCTAATACCTTTACCTTCAATTTTAAAATCAATATCCGAATCGTTAATGTGAGGTAGTTTAATACTAATACCCATTCTTTTCGCTTCAATAAGATATTCAGTTCGTGCATCTTTGTCCTTTTCATTTTTAAGTAATGCAAACATAAACTCAATTGGATAGTAATACTTTAACCACGCCGTCCAATACGAGAGAGTAGAGTAAGCAACGGCATGTGATTTGTTAAATGAGTATCCCGCATGTGCTTCAAAATCATGCCAAAGATCAAGGGCATCATTAGGAGCAATATACTTAGAAGCACCTTTAATAAACCTGTCTTTGAACGCATCAAATTCCTTTGCATCCTTTTTCTTACCAATAATCTTACGAACTTTGTCTGCCTCTGCCATTGTCATACCGCCAAGTTCAACGCAAGCCTGCATAACCTGTTCCTGATATAGGATACACCCAAATGTTTCCTCAGTAAATGGTTTTAATATTTGATGCAAATAATTGATATTTTGTCTACCGTGTTTACGAAGAATATAGTCTTTACCAATAGTATTCATAGCACCTGGACGAACAAGAGCATTGGAAGCAGCCAGCTCTGCTAGATTTTTAACACCCATTTTTACTAATAGATTAGTATATGGAGTTGCTTCGCACTGGAACACACCCTTTGTATATCCATCAGAAAGCATCTGATAAACATTTTTATCTTCCATATCAATCTCTAATGGATCTATTTTCTTTCCATATCTTTCTTCAATAATATCAAGAGTATCTTTTAATACGCTCAGAGTCTTTAAACCAAGAGCATCAATCTTAATAAGACCAATTCTTTCGGCTTCTTCCATATCTACCGCCACAACTGGGATACGCTCATCTGCACCAGTAACATTGCGTGTCTCCATTGGCGCATACTTGAAGATGGGTTCTTTACTTGTTACAACACCTGCAGCGTGGATTCCTGTGCCACGAATACGACCACGCAACTGGTCTCCATACATAACAACCTCTGGGTATTTGTCACGGAACCAAGACGAATTCTTTGATGTACAGAAATCATCCCATGTATCTACAGTTTTTAAAACTTTGTTTACATCCGCAAGAGGTATATTAAGTGCTCTTGAAACATCTCGCACAACACCTTTATCTTTAAACTCTAAGAATGTTGCAATAGAAGCAACATGGCGATATTGTCTAACAAGATAATCTTTTACTTCATCACGACGAGAGTCTTGGATATCTGAATCAATATCAGGAAAGTCATTGCGCTCAGGATTAATGAAACGAAAGAACAACAGGCCATGCTGTATTGGATCAATATCTGTAATACCAATTGAATAGCAAAGAAGTGAGCCAGCAGAAGATCCACGACCTGGACCAACCATGATTCCTTCTTTCTTTGCCCAATTAAGCATGTTACGAACAACTAAGAAGTAAGGTTCAAAGTTTTTCTCACCAATAATTCTTAACTCTTCATCAAGACGGTCTAGATATTCTTGATTCTTATCAAGACCACGCTCTGCCAAACCTTCAAGTGCTAACTTCTTTAATTCTTCTGCAGGTTTACGATATTGAGCAGGTAGTAAATCAAGTCCATTATGAATTTCATAGTCTTCTACCTTGTCACATATTTCAAGGGTAGACGCAAACATTTCTTCATTATCAATACCATGCTTTAACATAGCAACCTTCATCTCATCATAAGAAAGAAGATGAATATCAAAAGACTGAAATGACATTTGACGGTCTGCACCATAAAGATAATTAAGTCTATCCATCATATTCTTTTGTTTCTTAGACTTTTCGTATGTTACATCTTTCTGCAATTTTGCATGGGTATTCAAGATCAACATTAGTTCTTGAATTTCTTTTTGGCTAGTATCAGAATGATGACAGTCTGGTGTTACTACTAGCTTGACTCCCATAGATTTGGCTAATTCTACAAGTCCTTTATTTACCTTTTCAGGGTTGTGTGGCATTATTTCAATATAATAGTCATCGCCAAATTGTTCTTTAAACCATGCTACATGTTTCTTTGCTATGGCTAGCTCATCTAACTCTACCGCTTTTGCTATCCAACCACTAAGGCAAGCAGAGGTAACAATAATTCCTTCTTTATATTTTGCAAGGGTATCAAAATCAAATCTTGGCTTACTAAAAAATCCCTCAGTCCAAGCAATTTCATTAATCTTATTTAAGTTTTCTAGACCCTGCTGATTTTTGGCTAGAAGGACTATATGATGATAGTTTTGGTCAAGAGGATCAGTGCGGTCTGCCTAGTATGGGCTTTATGCCAGCCTCTTTTGCAAGACGATACATCTCACGGTGTCCAGACAGAGTTCCGTGATCTGTGATAGCAATTCCTGGCATACCCAGTTCAACTGCTCTCTTAATATATTCTTGCGGAGTAGCCACACCATCCATTAGAGAATAATGGGTGTGAACATGAAGCCCAACGTAATTCATTTATTACCAGTCAATGTTTGTAGCAGTTGTAGATGGAGTATCAAATCCAAAATAAAATGCTTCTTGCTCTGGATAAGGAACTTCACGAACTACCTTTTCAAGATTAAAATATTCATGACCTTCCCACTTGTGTGGTTCGGTATCTGGAGTTGATGGAATAAGTGTGTAATTAGTTTCAGTACCCTGACCATTACGCTTTAGCTTCCAAACAAGATTAGAAATGCTACCAGTCTCTAGTGCATATTCACGAATTGTATTAAATGCTGATTGCTTGCTAATGCCCTGCGACCATACAGCAATATATGGATTTTCTGTACCATCATCAACAAGTACATTTGTATAAAAACGAAGACGTGCTCTCCAGCCACTCTTTGGTTCTTTACGAGCCATTTCGCAACCAAAGCAACGACCCTCAGATTCCTGAGTACATGCTGCCTTACGCTTATAGTCTTTTGGATTTGTATGCTCAGACACTACAACTGCAAGACCACGATCTTCACTGTAATTTGCTGAGTCTGAATCAAGTTCATTTACAAAACGAATCTTTGCTGCTTGTCCATCGGCTAGTTTAACCCAACGAACCTTTGTTCCTGTGTTTTCATATTTTGGCTTTTCAACTAATGCGTTGATGTTTTTAAGCCCTTTTACTATAGTCATGTTTCTCCTTATATAAGTTTTTCTATTTTAACATAGCAATGATAGAGTTGTCAAACTGGTATTCAAGTTGTCTAATAGCACCATCATTCATATCTCCAATATCTTTATATTGTTTATCTAATTTAATTACTGTTATTAGTGACCCTAATTTCTCAGTTAGGCGGTCAGCCATAATTGAGCCAGCCTCGTCATTGTCTGCAACAAGTACAACATTATTGAAGTACTTTTCTAATAATTTCATTTGGCTTGATGAAACATTAGCACC